TTGGGTGTTTGTTTTTTCCTTTCTCCTTCAACCAATCTTCAGGGATAACCCTGTCATAGTATCTGAAGCCGTGTTTGATACACCATTCACCGTATGTAGACTTAGCACCCTTACGTAGCTTACGTCTGCTGTTCTCAAACACAAAACGTATATCTAATTTAGGATGCTGTTTCTTTACAGCGATATGCTTACGCCTATCTGCTGCAGTAAACATACCCTTTGTTTCGATTATGATGCCATTGGACAGCACGAAGTCTGGTGTGTATGTTCTGTATGCTAGGTCTTCCCACTCAATCTTCACACCCTCATATAAGAACTTTATCTTTAGTTCTTTAAGGTACTCAGATACTTTGAGTTCAAGACCGCTACGATAACCATACTTTCGTGCTGCCCTAAATTGTTTTGCGTTAGGCACTAGAAGAAACTAGGGCTACTAATACGATAACGATAGCTGCCACCAAGAGCCTTGAGTTCCTCTTGGATAGCTTTGTCAGCTTCATTACGTGCTGCAACAGCATCTCGTAAACCTGCAGTCCTACGCTCACGGTATTCCTTGCGAAGTTCCAGAAGACGTTGTTCTGTAGTTTTGATTTCATCCAGTAAAGCATCAAGTTCCAGTCGTTCATCATCCATTCATGTACTCCTCTTTCAGTTCGACATATGCCACAATGGGCGGGTTCTTTGCCTGTGATTTTACAGCAGGTCTTTCCACAAGAGTAGGGAAACAGCTAAAACGATAAGAACAAAACTTGCACCCATCGTTAAGAACTTTATTACCCGTCTCCTGTCCTCTAAACTTTTCTGGTACTGGTTGAAAGGCTCTTTCAAATTTATTCTCCTTTACTGTTTGTACTGTGGTAGCAATCTTTTCTACCTCTTGTTGTTCATCCAAGCCTGTAGCTGGTACGTACTTAAACTGTCCGTTGGATTTGTTTACAACCCACCAGCCCCCTGCTTTCTTGCCTGATGCTCTAGCATAACCAGCTAACTGTGCGACATAGCCGAAGCCATCACCGCTGGCAAGACTGTCATAGGACTCAAATTTATTTCGGTATGACCAGTCTGAAGCTGATTTAATATCATCAACTGCGTCATTAATGATAATGTCATAAGAGCCAGAAACGCTATCGTCACCAAGGTCAAGAGTAACTTTGTCCGTATCTTCATACTGCACTCCTGCTTCTTTCAAGATACCCTTGAATACAGCCTCTACTATATCACCTAGCATCATGTTCATTACAAATGTGGTAGGAAAAGGCAACGCAAGTTCAGGTTTATTCTTCTCATACCATAGCTGGCAAGTAGGTCTGCCAACATTAGACATGCGTAGAGTAAACTCATCCCGCTTGTTGCCCCCACCGAACTGGCGTTTCAAAGCTGCGGTTATGTCATCAGCCACACGTTTGATTGTGTCATTCGACATAGTTGTATTACCTTTAGTTGCTTTGTCCATGTACTGGTGCAACGCCAATTCAGCAGGGTGATTCATTACGCTACCTCTTCTTCTAGTTCTATATCAATCATGCCATCTGTGATAGCGGCATCGTCCTCATCATCGTGAGGGGATGCTTTCTCCGCATAAGCATTAATGATATACTCGTTATAGTTAGATACCCAAGACATAAAGTCAGAGAACTTATCCTGATCTTCTTGTGTAACCTCAACAGTATTCGTTACGTCAAGAGATACCATCGGAAGAAAGAAACTATTTCCGTTAGGAAGTTTACGCTCATCCGTATTCGCAGTAATGATATGCTGAACAGGAAGACGCTTCATCTTATTCAGTTTAGCAAATACATTACCTACCTCTTTAAAGGCATCACGGTTTTCAATCTCCCATATGAACGCTGTCTCAGGGACATTAACCTCATTACCGTTGCTATCAGTAGCACCGATAAGTTCAACGGTTCCTAATACAACACGCACTCGCTTAATCTGCCTGATTAGTTCCTGCGTATTCTTAGGTAGACCCTGAAAGTCTTGGATGTAACCAGCAGGTTTACCACAGTTAAACCCACCATCGTTATCTTTCAAGTCTATCGTAAGCGTATCAGCCATGACAGTCTTGACATAACGATTAGGTACGTTACCAGAACCCTTCACAAAACGCTTATACATAAAGCGTTGCATGTATGGGCGTACCTTTACAGAGGAAGCATAATAGGTTTCTCCGTCAGGAATCTCCATCTTATACTGCCCTGCCTTTACCAACACCTTATCGTCACCCAAGATAGGTGAGTGTTGGATTCGCAAACGGGCAAGCGTACTTGCCTTTTGTTTGTTACCACCTTCATTTGCTATGCCCATAGCCTTTGCCATAGCTGCATAGTTATTCGTATCAATCGTTGTTAATTCGGACATATATTTAACTCCTTTTTTCTAGTTAGACGCATAGTTATATCAGATAACATCTTTGGTGTCAAGCCAATTTGGGCCTATTTTTGCCTCTAAAAGTAGCGGCACATTAAATACCAAGCCCCATCGTGTAGTGATAAGATTTGGTAGGTCTTCATTGGTTTGGTTTATTACTTCTAATACTTTCCTTTCTTCATTAGGGTGGACATCAATAACAATACTGTCATGCACTGTGTTTACTATACATGACTGCATACCTTTTAGCAACCCATCAATGTGTAATAATGCAATGGGAACTATATCTGCTGTAGCAAAAGACTGCACAGGATAATTCTTTATCTGTGTAAAGTGAGACACACGCCCCGTCACCTTACGTACCACGTCAGGAAAGGCAAACTCTCTACCACTAGGTGTGGTAATCTTCCTTGTAGTTACAGCTTCTTTAGCCAGTCTGGTGTGCCAAGCTGCGACTCCTTTGTACTTTTCGGTGAAGTGGGTGTAGTATTCTGCTTCTGCTTTACTTCTTCCATATCCCGTTGCCCCGTAAAGGGGCGCAAATGTGTGTGCTTTTGCATCCTGTCTATTCGTAGGCTGACCAGCTTCACTAATAACTTTAGCGGTGTATGAGTGTACATCAAATCCAGTAGAAACTTCTTCAATAGCAACTCCATCTTGTGATAGGTAGGCAGCAGTACGGAACTCAAGCTGTGCAAAGTCAGCTTCCATAATCTTGCCGCCATCAAATCGTGACACAAATACTTTCTTCACAGGAAACGTGCCGCCACGTGGCATGTTCTGCATGTTAGGGTCAGCACCAGAGAACCGACCAGTAGCTGTGCGGTGCTGTAGCAACCTCACATGTAGCTTACCATCCTGTTTGGTATGTGTCTCAATACCGTCAACAAAGGATGACAGGTATGTATCCACGGCAGACAACCTACGTACCTTAGACAGAAAGTCTACGGCATCATCCATACCACGTTGCCTAGCGGCAGACTCTAACACCTCTAGGTTTTGTTTACTGGTAGTAAAGCCATTAGCACTAGCCCACTTGGGTGTGGGTGGCTTAAACTTTAGTCCAGCCAAGTCTTTGCTAGATATATAATGATAACCAAGCCCATCACATGATGTACATTTATTTGTGTTAGCAAAAGGTGTTCCATCTTTCTTTACCTTTCTTACTTTACCAGAGCCATAGCAGGTCTTACACTGCTGTGCTTTTGTTTTGTAGATACGTTGTGTACCTGCATTAATAAGATCACGGAACTCATCCGCATCCATGTAGGGGTTGATAGCATTGCCCCAATACTGCTTGTCCAGTACCTTGCGGCTATAGATAACCCAAGACAACTGCTCTGGACTGTTGAGATTGATAGGCGTATCGCCCATCAGATCGTGTACGTGGGCTTGCAGGTCAGCTTGTAGCTGTAGCTTCTCTTGCTCAAACTCTTGTCGTACCTCTGTCAGCTTGGATAAGTCAACAGTAAACCCACGCTGGTATATACGAGACAGACACACAGCGACTTGATTTGTCAGGTCTACTGTACCCATTAAACCGCTATCCTCTGGCGTATTTAATCTGTACATCAGCCTATCTGCAAGCTGTTGTGTAGCATGAAGATCAGCAGACAGATACTCTGCCAACTCATCAAGAGGAATGTCTCGTGTACTGTAGCCCTTCTGGAAGTATTCCTTCAGAGTATCTTGCTTCTTGGTATCCAACTCGTATCGTTCAGCACAAGCCTCAAGTGACAGGGGTTCTTTAATACCACGTTGTAGTACATACTCAACGAGCATGGTATCAAACACAGGCCCATCATACTTAAAGCCTGACTCCCACAGCCACAACAAATCGTGCGCTGCATTATGACAGATAAGCACAGTAGCTTCATCAAGATACCATTGCACACGGTCACTATAATCACGCTTACTTAGATGCCCGTCATGGTCAAACGGGAAGTGCTGTTCCACACCTTGATCAGTCAGTACACCTACCATAGTCAGTGAGTTCTCTGGCTCAAAGGGGTCAAGGTGCATCTTACCACCACGCTTGGTGACAGTGTTCTCTACATCAAGTGTTAGCTTCATCCTGAATACCTCGCTGTCAAATAGTCTAGTTCACAGTTCACCATACCGTGCCACCCGTTAAGTTTGTTCTTAACAATATTAACATGGCGTAGTGGGCTGTCTTCATCCTGTCCCTCTACAGTGGCAGCTTTACCAATGAGTAACATCAGGTCTGCCTCTGCAGCTTTACCTGTACGTGAACCTTCCATCATAGACTGGTTCAGTGTTGTCCTACCCTCTGCCTCTGCTGATAGCTGTGACATATAGAATACAGCGCAGTCATAGGTCTTGGCAATCTGCCTTGCGTATATAGCACAAGCCTTGAGTGCTTCATCCTGTCTAGCAAAGGAGCCTTGTACGCCAAACTTATCACCCATATCAAGCACCAGAATATCAGGGCTATATGATTTGCATACGGATTCAACCCATGCCATGTCACGTCCCCCTGCTTCTTTAATCTTGATATTGTCATACACTGGTTTGTACATAGCTTGTGCCTTGCCCATGTTATCTCGTACCTCACGTGCCGACATACCAGATGCGGCTGTCAGGTATCTTGCACCCACTCTGTGAGTAGGCTCTTCATTACATAACACAATACACCTAGCACCCTGATGTGCAAAGCCGCCCGGTGCGGCAATCAAGCTAGCATGGAAGGATGTCTTACCAGTGTTGGGTCTAGCCCCTACCTCAATAAGCTGTCCACCAGACACGCCCTCTACCTTCAGCGTGACGGACGGTATATTAAATGTCCATCGTG